TCGACGAAGGTTAACGCTGTACCGCGCCCGGGCGTATCAGCCCCAAGGGCTACCAACCCTTTGGCGGAGGGATATGCTCTCATCACTCTTCTCCTTACTGTTTGATTATCGACGAACCGTCGATGGGTTAACCACAGTCCACGCAAACGACCGCCAGCGCGCATCGGTGGGCGGGTGCAAGCCGACCAGCTCGACCGTGAACGGCCCCTTGGCATCCTCGGGGAAGCGCCGGAATGACATGGTGATCGTCGACGCGCCCTCGGAACTCACCGGGTAACACGCGTCGTAGCGCAGCATGTCGACGGGGAACTGCGTGTTGCCCGTCACGGTGTAACGATATGTTTTCACTCTTTGCTCCTCAACGATTTGCCAGAATGCCCAACGGTTGGGCAAACCGGCATGGTTTCGACACGGCATATGCCCGCTACGCGCGGGCAATATGAGTAGTAACCACTACTTCGTAGCGGTTCCTACCCGACGAGGTTTTTTCTTTGCATTTTAGCATACTTACATGGGTTTGTCAAGAACTGTTTATTTTGGTCAAGTATTCACTGTGGCGAATACTTTTGTTTACTTGACGATTTCTTTGGCCCCTAGTGGTGGCTGATACGCTCTCGTACGATAGGCGGGATACAGGAATACGCTCCACCCCGCTTCGTTCACGCACTCGACCTCGACGACCGGATCGGTGACAGTCGATGGATCCGTCACCCACGCCGTATCGTCGAGCTGACCTATGGTTGCTGCGCACGCCGACGCGCCGTCCCTCGCGTCCAGTACGACACTTTGGGTTTGAGTGTGGATGACGCGCCGCGTCACCGTTACGTGGTAGATCATTCCTCTTCTCCCTCATGTGGATTGTCCACCATCTCTACGCGGTAGATCATTCCTCTTCTCCATCGCCAGGGCCGCGCTCATTTGCATCTATCTCTTCGCGCTTGTACGTGAGCTTCTGCTGAATGAACGCTATCTGATCTTTGTTGAGCTTGTTGTGCACCGCCAGCACGCCAAAGGCGGCGGTTAATGTGTCCAGGGTTTCATAATCCCAGCAGGCGATGATCTCGTCATTCAGCGCGTTTTCGGTTTCTTCAGGCGACATATGCCCGTAAGCTGCTTTGAACCGTGCGTGCGGGTCGATGGGTGCTTTGGGTTGCTCATCGACGTTTGTTCCCAACGGTTGGGCATTATACGGCTTCGAGTAGTCGGCGAACTTGATGTACGATGGCAGGCGTTCGATGCACATCTGCATCATGCGAGACGCCGACACGTTATGTTTGACGGCCTCAGTGAGGATGAAACGATGCATAGTTGCTGGTAGTGATACGCTTATACGTGCCATATGTGAGTACTCCATGCGTCAACTATGCGGCATCATACGTGGCATATTTTTGCCTCGTCAAGGCTTTTTCGCGGTTTTTTACAGCTCTGACCGCCTCGATGCCTAGGCGCATCTAGGTACAATACCGCCACGCCAACGCGAATACCCGTGCAACTTCAACCACTTACTATTATACCTAGTATACTTCCGAAAAAAACAAGGGGTCTAAAAAAACTCAAACCAAAATTGCACGAAGCAGACGCATTTCTAGTGACCCTCCTTTTTTTTTAGTTAGTATAATAGGTATAATAGATAGATAGATAAGAAACTAGCTGGCCCGCCAATGGTTTAGCCGGTCGACTGATACCCACCGTCGCCTGAAAACAGCCCATTTCGCAGGTACGAAAGCCCGCTCGACTAGGTACGGCGTCGGCTAACTCGTTGATTTTGTTGCGCTCCCGTCAACGCGTGCGTTGCGCTCCCGTCAACGCGTACTATGCCCAACCGTTGGGCACTATAATTGGTTAGATAGCAACCCGCCAGACTTACTAAGACAGCAGGCTTAGCATGATGGTAAGGATAGCAACATAGCAATGGACGCAATGATGTTTCCATAATGACCGAAGCGTCGTTTGGTGGGATTGGCGGAGGTTCGGCGGAGGTGGGGTAGGCCTATCGTGGGGATAGGCCGCGCCGCGCCGCGCGCCGCGCGCCAGCGTGGGGTAAAGCATGGCGCGGCTGGGGTAGTACCTGGGAACGGCAAACCGCGCTCTAGCGCGCTTATTCGCGCCCATTAGGTATACGCTGCCGGTGCGTTAAAACCCGGGCAACAAAAAACCCGCCGCGCTTTCGCGCGGCGGGCTAGGTGGTAGTGGTTAGGTTACGCGCCGCGTGATGTCAGCGCGTCCGTGATGCTGATGTCACTCGGTGCGTTATCGGGCGTGATCGCGCCGCCTTTCGCGCCGTTCTTGGTCAGCTTGTCGCGCTTTGGCGTTATCGCCTTGGCGTTTTTCCGCGCGGCATTGGCTTCCTTTAGCTGTTCCTCCGTGATGTCGGTAAAGGCCTTCATCGTGGTAGTGAACAGGTCTAGCGGGAAAAACGCGTTGGCTTCCCCTGCTAGTTCGGCGATGCGGTCGCATATGCGCTTGGCGCGCTTTTCGCTGTTCTCGTTGGCCGCAATGTGCGCCTTGGCGAACGATACCATTGCGCTTTCGACGCTTGGCAAGGCCTTGATCGATGGCGTCTTATTCGTGGCCGAGACAAGCGCGGCCAGGAAGTGAAACGCTGCAGACCACGGCGAACCCTTGCCGTGTATCATCGCCGTTTCAGCCTTTTCCTCCGCAAAGATCAGCGCGACGGCCTTAAACGCCGTTTCGTAGTTGGCGCAAACCTTGGGTAGCATCACGGCCTTGATCGCGGAAGCGTTGTTCGAAACCGTCTTCGAAGAAACGGTACCGTTCGGCTTGTAAGCCGCGCCAGCGGCTTTCGCCGCGACCGAGACTTCATCGGCTGTTAGGCCTTTGATCTGCGCTGCGGCATTGGCCGCGTCGATAAACAGCGCACCTTTGGCCGTCATGCCATCGTCGCGCGCCTTGGTGGCGGCTTCTTTGGCGTCAAGCGTGGCGCTATCGCATGGCACCGCGATTTGCAGCGCAGTTAACAGCGCGCTTTGCGCTGCGGCCACATTGGCCGGGTTAGTGTTCAGCTTCTTGGGCATGGTGTCACTCTCCTACGCGGGCGGGATAGCCCGCATATAGGCGTGCATGTATTAGCTAGGCCTATGTGGCGCACCGTTTCGGTGCAATTCCCAACCATTGGGCATCCGGCCCGCTCCTATGCCGCTCGGGCATTGGCACCCTGGCCCCCGGGGGGTAGCTGTCCAAGGGGGGCGGCACCGGCCCACGGCCTGGGTGAAGTGCTTAAATAAGAGTTACAATTTTCCCCAACAATTACCACCAAACATTTGAGGGTTCGTAGTGTAAGTATGAAGAGGTGTGTAAGTGGTTGGCGCAACGGCGCGGATAGGGGTAGGCGCGGATAGGGGTAGGAGCGGTGGCGTGTTGGCGGGTAGGAACCTGCCGGGAAAAGGGTTGGCGTGTTGGCGCGGGTGAGGGTAGGAGCGGTGTAGTTGATTTTGCCGGGTAGGTGTGATATGGTAGTGACCGTCATGGCTAGGGCATGATCGTCACTACGGTGACCGGCAAGACGGCGAGTGCCGACAACCCCGTCAGACGGTAGGGGGGCTTCTCACTCTTCTCCCCCGTGACTGTCACCTATATGACACCCCTGCGAAAGCAGGGGTGTCATTCGTCAGTCGTCAAACAGGCCGAGAGCAGTTTCGACCAATAGTGTCACTACCGCCCCGGTGCATAACCCTACCGCCAGCGCGATCAACGCAGGCCATTTCGGCGCTGCGGCGCGGAGACTTACAATAGTCAAAACAACGGCGGCGATTACTTCGGGAATACTTGCAATCGCCTCCGTCATCTTGTCTAGTTTCACGGGGGCGGAGCGATGCCGAAGCGGTTGATGTACTGGCGCAGCAGACTATGCTGGCAGTACATCTTGAGGGTAAGGTTTGCCAATAGCTGCGTCGCCCGCGTCGCCGGGGTCATCGACAGCTTGAGCATCTGCTCGTAGTAAGTCCTACCTGCCATGGATACCTCCTAGGTCCACCCGGCGGACGCCACCGGGGCTTCGCCGCGCATCATACCACCAGCGAAAAATCTCCGCTCGCGCGCCATCACCCTGCCGGTGAGGTTGCTCTGCGTGCCCAGGCAGAAATACTGCAGCGCATCGCAGATGTCCGACCAGGGGTGGAGCTTCTCGGGCAGGTCGTCGAGTTCGCCGTCGCGCCTGCGCCGGTACCGGTACTTGTTCCCCATGCTGTTGATCAGGATCGGGCACCCCGCCCGGTTGATCTGCAGCGCGGGCTGGCCCATGATCGTCTGGCGTAAAAGTTTTTCGACGGCTAGCAACCTGAGGTCGATGCCGTTGGTCGACGCGGGGTAAGCGAGGAACCCTTGATCCTTAAGGACCATAAAGGCCGTTTCCTCGGAGAGCTGCGAGCGTTGCGCACCAGCGGGGTCACCCACGATGAAGACGCGTTTACCGGCGAACGGCGGGTCGAACAGCACCGGCTTGAGGTGCTCCTCGATCATCTGGATGAGGCCCATCCCCTCCGTCACGATCTCCTTCATGATTATCGCCCGCCCAAAATTATCGTGCTGACCGATGACTGCGCAGGGTGTGCGTCCGAAATCCAGCCCTACCATGACGGGTTTATTGGGGTTGACCACCACTGCCATGTCCTTTACGTGCGACGGCGCGTGGAATGACTTCCTGAAGACCGCCTGACCGGCGTTCGACGTGCCCCACTGCGCCTCGACGTGCACCGCCGCCCACTCCAGATCGTGGTCCTCGATCAGGTCCGAGTAATACCCCTCTGGCAGGTTCTCGACGTTCTCGGCTTCCGCGCTCAATCCCGACGGCTGCACGAACAGTTGCCAGATCGGTCGCGGGTTGAGTACCATCCGGTCATGATAGGCGCTGTCTGTATCCCACGGGTTGGTGTCGGCGATGATCCCTCGCCACGTCGCGCCGCCCTGGACCTTCGACGGGTATCGGCCTATGCGGCCCAACAGCGGGCGCATGATCTCGAATGGCACCTCGCGCAGTTCGTTTACCCAAGCCCCAGTCAGCTGCAGGGACAAAAGTCGGCGGACGTCCTCTTTGCTGTCCAGCGGCAACAGCATCCAGTCGGAGTGAACCGAGGTTCCGTCCGGTAGGA